AGAGGGTGGCGCAGACTGTACGGGTGGTAATGTTTTACTTTGTAGAGACACAGGGTCGGTCGGCATAGGCACATCAAGTCCAATAGATAAAGTACACGCAGCAGGAGGATTTACAAGTACAGGATTAGCAGCTCCAAGCAATACATCTATAGGTTCTGTTCAATTAGGTTATGATGGCACTAATGGTGTTTTAAGAACTTGGAATAGCTCTCCAATTCAGTTATCAAGTTATGCTCATATTCAGTTTGATACAAGCGGAAGCGAACGTATGCGCATCGACTCGAGTGGGAATTTGGGCTTGGGCACGTCGAGCCCTTCAAGACCTTTGACAGTTTATTCAGATGTAGGTTCTACTAACATTTTAGGTGTATTTGATAATAGTGGTACAACCGCAGCAAATTGTGTTATTGCATTCAGCGACCCAAATTCTACTGCGGGGCAATTTAGCACAAGATTAGGTAGTGTTGGCGATGCGTTAGCATTTTATACCAATGGTGCTAACGAACGTATGCGCATAGACTCAAGTGGTAGATTGCTTGTTAGTACGACAACAGACCCTACTGTTACAAATAATGGAGGTGTTAGCATAACTCCCGCGAATAATGCAAGGGCTATTTTAAGATGTGCTACTACAGGGACAACAAGTTTAAACTTAGTTGATTTTATTAATGGAAATGGTATTGTTGGGCAAATAGTGACTAATGGAACTGAAACTGCTTACAACACCTCATCTGACTATCGCTTAAAAGAAAACGTAGTAGATATGACAGGTGCTTTGGATAGGGTTGACCAACTTGAACCAAAACGCTTTAACTTTATTGCAGACGAAGACACTACTGTTGACGGATTCTTAGCGCACGAAGTACAAGACATCGTACCCGAAGCGGTAACAGGAGATAAAGACGCAGTAGACGAAGACGGAAACGACATCTATCAAGGCATAGACCAAAGTAAACTCGTACCGCTATTGGTAGGAGCTATAAAAGAGCTAAGAGCAGAGGTAAACTCACTCAAGGCACAAATTAATAATTAATAAATTTTAACACAATGGGAAAAAAAGAAAAGACACCTATTATTATTGACGAACAAGAGTATTTTTACGAAGAGCTTACAGACGAGCAAAAAGCGTATGTAAACCACATCGCAGACTTAGACCGCAAAATCGGTAGCTCACAGTTTAACTTAGAGCAACTGCAATTCGGTAAACAAGCGTTTGTAAAAGCTCTTAAAGAAATTTTGTAATGGCATACCTTTGGAAAAAGTATGAGTTTGAAAGTGAGGAACAGGCGGATAGTAAAATATCCGCTTTACCACACGATACAGATGAAGATGGTAACACTACACCCACTCACGATCATGTATTAGTAAAACTCGGTGCGCTTAAAAAAACAAAGTATTCTGTCGATGCCTTATGGAAGGATTTGGACGAAAGCCCTTATGGTTGGAAGTCTTATGAGATAACAGTAAAAGGTAATGGTGTACACACCTTTGCCAATTATGAATATAAAAGTTAATAAAATGGATGCTACAAGTTTTAAAGTATATGTAATGAACTTGTCAACAATGACGATAACAGCAATAGACCAAATAGAAACAGCGTTGAAAATACTTTTACTTGTGGTGTCGATTGGGTACACTATACAAAAATGGTGGGAGATAAGAAAGCGAAATGACTAAAGATAAAGAGCTTAGGGGTTATATAGGTGCAGGTGTTATATTTTTTCTTGTAATGGCTCTGCTTTTATTTTTAGCTTTTTACGAGATACCTGAAACAAATAACGATATTTTTAAAGTGATTGTAGGTATGTTAGTAGGTTCTCTGTCGGTTGTGATCTATACATTCATAGGTAAGAACCCTGAGGAAGTTGCAGAGCTACAAGCAAAAAGCCAAAGTCTTGAAACAAAGGTAAAGCAGCTCGTAGAGGAAAAGAATAACATAGAAGCACTACTGAGAAACTTACAAAGCGATGTGATAGAGAAGCTATCTGTTACAGGTCAAAACTTTAAATACAAAGATTGCGAATGAAGTATTTTACTTATACAGAGTTTGATAGCCCTGATGAAGTGGGAAGCGGTAAGAAAATGCATCCTGATATCTTAGAGATGTTAGACCAAGCAAGAGATAAGTTTGACAAGCCCATAAAAATTAACTCAGGGTATCGCACAGAAAAACACAATGCTAAAGTGGGTGGAACGCCTAACAGTAGTCATCTTAGGGGTTTAGCTGTTGATATAGCGTGTTCAAGCTCTGTTGATAGATACCATTTAATTAACTGCTTGTTAGACGTAGGTTTTAAGCGTATAGGGATAGCAAACAGTTTTATTCACGTAGATATAGACCCTGAAAAGGCAAATGAAGTAATATGGACTTATGCGTAGTTTTTCAATTATACTATTATTCCCTACCTCGTTTATAGCAGGTATATCTTATTACCCCGCAACAGGTAGGTACAAATTCAATGAGCTGAATATATATCTATTTATCTTTCAATTACAATTTAGAAAATATGAGTAAAAAGAAATTTAAGGACACGAAAGTAGGTAGATTCTTAGCATCTGTGGGCTCTACGCTTGGCGATGGAATGGGTGATATATTGCCCGACAATGGATTTTTAGGGGTGTTTAAGCGACTTATAGCAAAAGATGATACCCTTACCCCACAGGATAAAGAAACTGCCTTAAAACTGCTTGAAATGGACGCACAAGAGATTCAGGAAGTAAGTAAGCGTTGGCAATCAGATATGACTTCCGATAGTTTTTTAAGTAAGAATGTAAGACCGATAACGCTTATATACCTTACCCTTGCGACTACAATCTACATTGTTCTTGATAGTTTAAACATAGCTTTTGAGATAGATGAAGCGTGGATAGAGTTGCTTAAAACTTTACTCGTAACAATCTATGTGGCGTACTTTGGTAGTAGAGGTTTTGAAAAATTTAAAAAAATCACTAAGTAGTATATATATATAATAATATACTTAAAAGTATAATATAATAATATAATAATATAATATAAAAAAAATAATTAGTATATTTATATATATATATATAAAGCAAAAAAAATGAAATTTGATTTAAAAATAGACTACTTAGGTAAAAAAGAACTTAAAGGGGATACAGAGAAAGATATGTATCACTTAACATTTAAAACGTATAACGCTTCTATTGAGGGTAAGTTTGAGAAGTCAGAGATACGCCATATAATTCAAATCTTAGATAACGCTGTTGTGTAATGCCTAAGAAGGTATCACGCAAAAATCTTGTAAAGCGTTTAGATAATATCTTTAGTCAGTACATACGACTTAGAAACGCAAATGCTCAGGGGATAGCTGAGTGCTACACCTGTGGTAAAACAGAACATTGGAAGCGATTACAAAACGGGCACTTTCAAAGCAGAAAGCACTACGGAACAAGATGGGATGAAACAAACTGCCAAGTACAATGCTCTGCGTGTAATGTGTTTAGATATGGCGAACAATACAAGTTTGGTGTAAGGTTAGATGAAGATTATGGTTATGGCACAGCAGAGAACTTACACGCTAAAGCCATGCAAATCACTAAATACTCAAACAATGACCTGCAAGGGTTAATAACTAAATACACAGCTCTTGTCAAAAAGAAAATGAAGTAGTACTTTTGTACTGTTCATCCGAACACGTTTTAATGTTATGCTTTTGGGGGGTGCTTTGCCCCCCTTTTGTTTTTTTAAAAAAAGTTTATATATTTACACCAACATTAAAACATTATTATGAATTTCAAATTAAATACCGAACAGCAAGATGCAATACTCTACGCTGTTACTTACACACTCGCCAATCAGGGCGATATGTCTAATCAAACCCTGAACGACTTATACGATATACTCGATACGTTTAAAGAGGAAGAAAATAAGCGATACGGATTATACAGTGGAACTCATGAAGGACTTTGATAAGGCACGATTAGAAACTATGGGTAATAGAATAGAAGAGTTAGAAGCCCATATAGAAATTTTAGAAAAACAATTAGAATTATATTATGCAGAGTAAAATCACTCAAATAGAACCGAAAGGTACTTATACAAACGCATCAGGTACTTTTAATAAGTATCAGGTGTATCTCGCAAATGGTAACAACTATCAGTTTTTAGCTAAAGGCGAATTTAAAAAGCAGGTGGGCGAAACCATCGACTTTGAAGTAACGAATGAGCAATACAACACAGCGAAGCTCATTTATAAACCCATACAAGCAGCACCGACTGCAAACAGAGAACAGATTATTGTTCGTCAAAGTATGGTAAAAGCTGCTGCCGACTTTCACGCATCAAGACCGAACGCAGATATACAAACAGTAATAGCAGATGCGCAATTATTAATCAACTTTGTGAACAATGGGTAGTATTATTGGAACTGTCAAACGAGTAGGCGAAACTACTACAAAAGGGAATTATCAATTTAGAGAACTTGTATTAAACACTAAAGAGCAATATCCTCAGATATTAAGCGTTATGTTTTCAAATGACAAATGCACGACTTTAGACCAATACAACGAAGGCGATCATGTAGAGGTTCAGTATAATCTTAGAGGTCGTGAGTGGACTAATCCACAGGGGGAAGTCAAAGTATTTAACACAATACAAGCGTGGAAAATCCACAAACAAGCAGAGGGTGTCGAAGCTAAAGAACACGCACCTGATAGAGCAGATTTACCATTTTAATTAACAGGGGGCTAACCACCCCCTTTTTTTTTGACTTTTTTATATAACTTTACCAAATGCTAATAAACTTTGACAAACATCTCAAGAAACTTAATGACATACGAGCAGGAAAAGTAAACGAGGGTTTACGCTTAGGGGTTGATAGATTAGATAATCACTTTAGACTTGTATATGGGAATCTTAATTTTATTTTAGGACACGCAAACACAGGCAAAACACACTTAGTATTTTATTTGATGTTTCTATATTCTCTAAAGCATAACGTCCGATGGCTTGTGTTTAGCAGTGAGAACGAACCCTATGCGCTCATCCGTAAACTTATAGAGTTTGCAGAGGGCAAACCAATCAACCAAATAGAGAAAGAGGACTTTGAAAAGCAATACGATTGGGTATATAAACATTTTAAGTTTGTAGATAGCGAGAAAGCATACACATACAAAGACCTTTTAGAACTTGCAACTGCTGTAAAAAAGGCGTGGGATTATCAGGGGTTTTTGATTGACCCTCTAAATAGCTTAAAAAAGGATATCCCTAAGAACTCAAACAGCTACGAGTACAGTTATGAAAGTCTTACCGATATACGAATCTTCTGCAAACAGCATAACATTACTACGTGGATATGTGTACACGCTGTAACAGAAGCTCTAAGGAAAAGACACCCACAAGGGCATTATTACTCAGGGCATCCTATACCACCAATGGCAAGTGACTCTGAAATGGGTGGGCAATCTGTGAACCGAGCTGATGATTACTTAATTATACATAGATACATTTACCACGAAACGGATTGGATATACTCAAATCTATATTCAGCTAAAGTTAAAAACCAAGAATTGGGCTATAAGCCAACACCAATAGACGATCCCGTAAAGTTTAGAAGTATTTTAAATAACGTAGGTTTTGAAATAGATGGAAAAAATTTAGTAACTTACAATACCAAAGAACAAACAGATTTACCATTTTGAAAACAACACTTGAGAAGATTGCAGAGAAGCACGATGATTGGCACAGAATCGTGTTATCGTTTGGCTGCAAAGAATCAATAGCAGAAGATATAGTACAAGAGATGTACATTCGTATTCACACTTACATTACAAAGGGTGTAGATATATCGTTTGAAGATGATATTAACCACATGTACATCTACCGAACTCTTAGGGCTTTGTTTATAGATCTGCACCGAAAAGAGAAAAAAATCATAAAAACTAACATTGAGAATCTTGCTGACTATATAGATGAGCAGGGGGAATCAAAACAGATAGATGTTTGTGGTGCTATGCAACAAATGGATAATCTGCTTGACAAAACCTTTTGGTATGATCGTACTGTGTTTGAGATAATTAGTGATGGTATGCCTATTGCAGAGTTGGCACGTAAGACAAACATATCTTATTATTCTCTGTACTTTACATACAAAAGAGTTAAGGATTTAATCAAAAATAATATAGAATGGGATTAGGGGATTTAGTATTTTACTTCACAAAATACACAGGAATACGTTATATAGTAAAGAAGATATCCAAACTTATGGGTAGAGATTGTGGATGCGATGAGCGCAGAAACAAATGGAATAACATAAAATTTTAGGATGCCAAAAGGACAAATGACCGATGAGCAAAGACAAAGGTGGAAGCCCTATGCTGAGCTTTTAAGTGGTAATATGACCGAGAAGCATTACAAGCTGATATGCGAATTACACGCTGACCTATATGCTCATAAGTACCACGAACCTTGTACCTGTTCGCCTAAGCGTATTAAGGAATGGATATACCAAATAAACAAAATATATGCCTTATAAGTATAAGCAACCATTAAGCGATGAGCTGTACCGAAAGCTAAACAAAGACAAGAGTGTCAATCATTTTTTTCAGACTAAGTATGTAGGTAAGTGCATGAAGCTCATAAGCGACTTTCATAAATACCACGAAAGCAAAACGCATAAGGATTGGGAACACTCGTATAAATGCTCAGTAGGGTACAAACAACTATCTTATGTAAGCCAAAGAATACACCTAAAGAATCAGTGGATACCATTAGAGCAGGTAAAGCAATATGTTTTCTATCGTGTGATAGGACAGACTTGGAACGGATACCAACAAGAGCTTAGCATAATAGACGAACTCAAAGCAGAGTTTACAAACATAGATATAGTTAAAACAGACTTTGAGAAAGACCACACCTATTGCATAGATGCTGAGATAATAAAAGACGAATACATTGTCTTAGGGATACAAATCAAACCTATCTCATACAAGATGATGAATACAGCTTACCAAAACAGAGCGAAGGCAAACCACAAAGAAAAGAACGATAACTACGCACGTAAGTATGCCCCCTACGTTTATGTTTACTACGATGATAACGGAATTGTAGATAAGCAGGAAACGATAAACAAGATAAATACAATAATGCATTTAAATATATGAATGTCTTAGAATTGTTTGCAGGTAGTAGATCAGTAGGCAAAGCAGCAGAATCTTTGGGCTACAATGTGTTCAGTAGTGATATAAACGAGTTTGAGGGTATAGACTATGCAGTAGATATTTTAGAGTTTGATATTAACAAAGTACCATTCACGCCTGATATTATATGGGCTTCGCCCCCCTGTACTACTTATAGCATAGCAGCTATATCTCATCATAGACCACACAATAAACCATTATCTGATTTTGCAATAAAGAGTGATAATATGGTAAAAGAAACTTTATCTATAATAGAACACTATTGTAATTTGAATCCACGTTTGATTTTTTATATAGAAAACCCAAGAGGACTATTAAGAAAACAAAAGTTTATGATGGGTTTGCCACGCACGACTGTATGGTATTGTAAGTATGGCGATACACGAGCAAAACCAACTGATATATGGACTAACAATCTTTATAGCTTACTTAACTCTAAAGGATGGAATCCAAGACCTGAATGTTTTAATGGTAACGAAAAATGCCATCACGATAAACAACCAAGAGGATACGCAGCTAAAAAAGCAGCAGGTGCTTTAGGTAAAGGAACTCAGGGGCTAAGAAACAATTATGAGAGAAGTAAGATACCTCACGAATTATGTATAGAAATTTTAAATAGTTAATTATGCCATTACCAACACCAAAACCACGAGAGGACAGAAAGGACTTTATGGCTCGTTGTATGGGTAATCCTACAATGATAAAAGAGTATCCTAACACAGACCAAAGACTTGCTGTGTGTGCTGTTCAGTATAGAAAAAAGTAAAAACTTGTTTATTAACATTTTTTTATTATATTTGTATAACATTAAAACGATTATATGAGAAAATTATTCAACTACTTTAATGACATAGAGGGTACAATGTACATCGCATTGATTACTCTATGCTTTTGGATTGCGATTTTAGATATCTTATTGTTAACTTATATTCTAAGAGCATGGTTTTTAAAATAACACCCACAGGATTATACATCGTCAACAAAGGCGAAAGGATAGAAGTAATGACTCAGACAGAGTTTAACTTATACTACACTCAGAATGTGTGGTGGTCTAAAGCCAAAAAGTTTTTAGGATTATGAAGATAGACTACGCACAGATAGGATTTGTAGGAATGATTATATGTTTGATATGGATTTTGGTCAGTTGCAATATATGATTGACTCTGCTGAGATTTTAGAAACCATCAGCAAGTGGCAAAAGAAATCAGACAATGAGGAACTGCAAAAGATATCAGAAGCAGCATTACGACTCGTGTTCTATATCAATCAATTAGAGTTAGAACGATATAGCTTTAAGCGTATCTTACGAGAGGAACGTCAATCAGTTATCAGAGCTGTGGAACGTGCAAGACGAGTAGAGAAAGAGTTAGAGAATTTAAAAGAGAATAAATATGGAATATAGCGATTGGCTAAAGTATAACGAAGAGTCAAACCAATGCTCAATGTGTGGTACACCCATACGAGAAAGCGAATTATATTGTAGTGGAACTTGTTTTGAAGCAGACCAAAGATGAGTGAGATAACACTACTAAATGGGGAACGCTTTAAGAAAGACACCCTCATAGATTTATTAAGAGAAGATGAGTTTTACTATGGGTATATGGCTAAGGCAGCATTAAGCTCATCATCAATCAAGATGCTACACCAAAGCCCAAAGAAGTATAAGTTTGTTACAGACTATGGTTCGCCTGATAGTCAAGCCCTGCGTGATGGGTGGTTGTTTCATACTGCCATCCTCGAATCCTCAGTATTTAACGACCAAATCTTTGTAGATGTGCAAAGCAAGAACACAAAGAAGTATAAGGAAGCATTAGCAGAGCATGGTAAAGTATTTACGATGAAAGAGAAACGAGATGCTGAAAGGTTAGCTGATGCGTTCCTAAGAAACGAACAGGCATTAAGACTATTAGACAACAGCGAGTTTGAAGTACCTGCCTGTGGTATGATAGGTGGTTATCCCTTTAGAGCAAAAGCAGATGTATTAGGTAAAAACAAAATCGTTGACCTAAAGACCACAACTGATGTTAAAAATGGTTTTCGCCATTCAGCTCGAAAGTACGGATACGATATACAAGTGTATATTTATTGTGAATTATTTAACGTACCTTACACAGACTTTAAGTTTGGTGTAATGGACAAGGGAACTCTTGACATAGCGATATACGATGTATCAGAAGAGTTTTACAATGAGGGTAAAAGAAAAACACATGAAGCCATAGAAGTTTTTGAAACCTTTTTTATACATGGCGCAGATTTAGATAATTATTGTTTAACAGGAACATTATAACATGAGAACGGAAATAAGAACATTCAAAGCAGGGGATTTAAAAAATCAAATAACGATCCCCCTACATCAAAGATGGAAAGAGAAACATCACATAAGCAACTTAAACAACTCAATCAAAGCGAATGGGTTTTTAACAGCAGTAACATTATACGAAATACGCAAAGGGTTATACTCGGTAGAGGATGGATACCAAAGGTTAAGCTCTGTAATTGAGAAGATGCCTGAGCAAGAGATACACGCTGTTGTAGTGCCAAACGATACAAAGGTAAAACCTGAGGATGTTTTTCTATCACTTAACAATATACGAAAGCCATTACAGATACAGGATTATATAAGATTTCACGCCACTAAGCGAAGTGTGAACCCTTTTGATAATGATAACTTCTATACGTTTGTTTGGAATAAGATATACAACAGCCCTGAAACACCTAAGCAACTTGATGAAGCTATGGGTGTCAATGGTGTATTCTCACACGCATCTATCAGGATGCTATTTACTCAATCATTAAATGATTCTTTTAGAACAGGGAACGCAAAAATACAAAGCAACTCATCAACACGATTGAGGTTGTATTATCTATTGCAATCGTCCTACACAGATGAGATTAACAAACACATTGAATGGGATAAAATGACACATAAGTTGACTAAGTGCGCTTTAGCAGTTATCATTAATAAGGTAATTCGTAAAACAAACAATGTAGATAAGATGTTTAAAGAGTTGGTTAAGTTTGCTCTGTATCTCAATAGAACTATGCCGCCATACTTAAACACCACAAAGGATAACGTAGTTACATACTACAATCAATTTGTTAAAAATAAATTAAGCACGATTAGATGACATACACAAAAGATATCAAGACACGATTAGAGAAGATCATCAAAGAACACTTAGGTATAGATATAACTGAGAACAATCGTAAGCACAAAGTAGTAAAGGGTAGGATGATGGCTTATAGAATAATGCGTGAGCAGGAAGTGATCAAAAGGCATATCTCAGAATCGTTTAAGCAAAACCATGCAACTGTTCTCTATCACTTAGATCGGTTTACCCATTACTACAAACACGATAAAGAATTTAAGACAGACTTTGACAAAGTGTATAACATATTTTACAATATAAAGGACGAGCCAATAGAGATGATTGAGAAGCGTATAGAGAACCCTTTGTACTCACTCATAGACCAAGTACCTGAGGAACGCAGAAACGATGTTAAAATACGCTTAGAAGCTATGTTAGTAGGGTTTAATATACAACCGAGAAACCAACAAGCGACCATATACGATGCAAACGCAATTACAGTAGAATGATAACAAACGAGGACTGTATGGATTTAATGGCAAGGTATGAGGATAACTACTTCGACCTTGCTATCGTTGATCCCCCTTATGGGATTGATGTAACAAAAATGACACTTGGGAATGGTAAGAAAAAAATAAATAGGGGTACAACAGATTGGGATAGCAATATACCTGATGCTAATTATTTTAATGAGTTGTATAGGGTTAGTAAAAATCAAATAGTTTGGGGTGCTAATTATATGACTACATATTTACCCCCAAGCATGGGTTGGGTGTTTTGGGATAAAGGCACAGGTTCAAATGATTTTAGCGATGGCGAACTTGCATACACAAGTTTTAAAAGAGCTTTGAGAAAATACAAAGTATCTTGGGTTGGTGCAAACGCTAACAATGGTACACCACGAATACACCCAACAGAGAAACCCATTCAACTTTACGAATGGTTGCTTATGAATTACGCAAAAGAAAACGATAAGATACTCGATACTCATTTAGGTAGTGGCTCAATAGCAATAGCTTGTTATAATTTAGGATATGAGCTAACAGGGTGCGAACTCGATAAAGACTACTACGAAGCTGCCATGAAGCGAATAGAACAACATAAACAACAACAAAGACTATTCTGATGATACACATGATACGTTATTACAATCATTGGAAAACAACAACTGATGATCCTAAGATATTAAAGTATTGTGATAGAATGATAGAACACTTTAGTAATGAAGATAGACCTGACCTTAGATACAAACGATTATGATACTATATATGGACTTTAGTGGGTTCTTAACAACAATGGTACTATGTGCTTTCTGTTGGTTTATAGGATACCTAAAAGGATATGAAGATGGAAAAAAATAACTTTATATGCCTTGATGATGAATTTAGCTACTCACGATGCGTGTTTCAATGTAACGACTGCGCACTATACGAAAAACAATTAGATGAAACGAAAAAAGACAAGAGCAGAGATAGATAAGGATATTAAGTTTATCCCTATGCCTGAATGGCAGAATACTTATCAATATCACAGAACAAACAAAAGAGCGTTATACGTTGACCAAAATAAGAAACGATGAAAACAAAAAAGTGGACTCAAGCACAAAAGATTGAGCAGATAGAAAGAGCTACAACAAAACTCTACCTTATGGTTAATCAATTAGCTAAAGAGGTGCGGGAATTAAAGGGTACACAAAATCCTGAATAATTACGTTATATAATTGATTAAACAATCTTTTTCAATTATGGATGGTAGAGCTTCAAATGGTGGTGCAAGACAAGGGGCGGGTAGAAAACCTAAAGCAGACGAAGCTAAATTAGTAGAACGCTTAGATGCGATCATAGACAGCAACGAAGCATTAACACAATTAGGTAAGCTCGTAGCAAAAGGCGATATGAGAGCAATACAACTATATCTCAGCTATCGTTATGGTAAGCCAAAAGAGAGTATGGATATCAATTCATCAGAGGGGCTAAATATAAACTTTAAGGACTTAATTAAGTTTGTCGATTAACATACATAAAAAATACCTGCCAATATCCACAGACGATAGTAGATACTTTGTGGTTACAGGTGGTAGGGGTTCAGGTAAGTCTTTCTCAATAAATGCTCTGCTTGTTATACTTACCTATGAGCGTGGGCATACAATCCTATTCACACGATATACTTTAACATCTGCACGTATCTCAATCATCCCTGAGTTTATTGAGAAGTTAGAACTGATGGACTGTATTGCAGACTTCCACGTAACAAAGGACGAGATAATAAATAAGAAATCAGGAAGCAAGATAATCTTTAGGGGTATCAAGACAAGCTCAGGCGATCAGACAGCGAGTTTAAAATCACTCACAGGCATTACGACTTGGGTAGTAGATGAAGCAGAGGAACTAACAGACGAGCAGAAGTTTGATACCATTGACCTATCAGTAAGACAACAAGGCAATCAAAACAGAGTTATACTGATACTCAACCCTACAACAAAAGAACATTTTGTCTATACACGATTCTTTGAAGATAAGGGTGTACAGGAAGGTAGCAATACGAGTAAGGATAACACCACATACATTCACACCACATACTTAGACAACTTAGACAATCTATCTACAAGCTACATAGAGCAGATAGAACAAATGAAACAGCGCAGACCTGAGAAATACAAACAGCAGATGTTAGGTTCGTGGATGAGTAAAGCAGAGGGTGTGATATTCACTAATTGGACTATTGGGGAATTTAAAAAGAAAGGTGTTAGCGTATGGGGGCAGGATTATGGTTTTGCAGCAGACCCCTCAACCCTTGTAGAAACAAACATAGATACAGATAACAAAATAATCTATTTAAGGGAATGTTTTTACCTGCCACGTCTTACAACCTCACAGATAGCTCAACTCAATCTTAAACACGCTAAGGATGGTCTTATTGTAGGGGATAGTGCAGAACCAAGACTTATACACGAACTCAAAGCAAAGGGGTGTAGTGTAAAGCCATCCATAAAAGGACAGGGAAGTGTTACCTATGGCATCTCTTTATTACAAGACTACGACTTAGTGGTAAGCCCTGATAGTACAAACCTGATTAAAGAGCTGAACAATTACAGATGGTTAGAGCGCAAATCAAACACGCCTGTTGATGCTTATTGCCACCTTATTGATGCGATTAGATACAGCGTAGGCTATCAACTACAAAACCCAAACAGAGGTCAGTACGCTATTAGCTAAAATCATTTTTTTTTACGTTATATAAGTATGAAAGTAGATATAGAAATCCCTGAATCGCTTAATGAGATAACCTTAGACCAATATCAGAGATATCTAAAGATACAAGATAACAACGAGGACGAGAAGTTTTTAGCTGTTAAGATGATAGAGATATTTTGTGGGATACGTGGCGACCACGTCCTGCTTATGAGGGCTACTGACATTAACAGCATAGTGCAGATATTAACTGAGATGCTAAACCATACACCCAAGTTGCAAACTATGTTCAAGATGAAAGGTACGCAATATGGGTTTATACCTAAGTTAGATGATATGAGCTTTGGCGAATACATAGACTTAGATACGTTTATAGGCGATTGGGAAAATATGCACAGGGCTATGAATGTTCTATACAGACCTATTGTGAATCAATATGGCGATAAGTACAACGTAGAGGATTATAGCGTAGATAACGCAGAAAAGATGAAAGATATGCCCATGAGTGCAGTCTTAGGTTCTATTGTTTTTTTTTACAATTTAGGGATGGACTTATCGAAAGCTATGCTGAACTATTTGGGGAACGAGGAGATGAACTTAGCGCTGCATCTAATTTCGGACGAAAATGGGGGTGGTATCAATCACTTTACGCACTCGCTCAGGGGGATATTGGACGATTTGAAGATATCACTAAACTAAACGCTCATCAATGTTTATATGCCCTAAGTTTTATGAAAGACAAAGCAGAGTTAGAAGCAAGACAAATAAAAAGTAAATTTAATGGCTAATCAAGGTGTAATAGGTTTTTACCAAATAACCAAAACAATCAAAGACCAACTGTTAGACGATGTAAACGTCAACACAGTAACAACAGGGGATATCACAGACATTGACTTAGCCAAGCAGACAATGTACCCTTTATCTCACTTTATAGTAAACAACGTAACATTAGAGGAAAACATATATAGGTTTAATATCTCTGTGTTGGCTATGGATATTGTTGACCAAAGCAAAGAAGCAACCACAGACATCTTTAAAGGTAACAACAACGAACAGGATGTGCTTAACACTCAGCTTGTAGTTTTAAACAAACTTATACAAGTACTTAGAATGGGTACGTTGTATCAAAACAAATACCAATTAGATGGCGACCCTACTTGCGAACCCTTTTATGATAGATTTGAGAATCAAGTAGCAGGATGGGCTTGTACGTTTGATGTATTAATACAAAACGATATTAATATATGCAGCTAAAAGAAACACAGGCAGCTCTAAGGGCTTTTGGTAAGTATGTAGTGCAACAATCACGCACAAACCTTACTAAAGGCAAAAAGAACGTAAATAAAAAATTGTACGATTCTATTGGATACACCATAGAGGAAGTAAGTCAAGGTTTTAGACTTTACTTTGAGATGGAAGATTATGGTATGTTTCAAGACAGGGGTGTTAAGGGTGTTAAAGGTGGTAAGTCTTTAAGTAATTTTAGTTACAAGCAATCATCAAACCTCGTAGGGTTAGAAAGTAAAACAGGTACGTTTGGTAAGTGGGCATCTGCAAAGAGAATACAGTTTAGAGACAAAAAGGGTAGGTTTTTAAGTTATAAGCAGACAGGGTTTGCGCTTGCTACGATTGTAAAGAACTATGGTATAAAGCCTTCTCTGTTTTTTACTAAGCCCTTTGAGAAAGCATTTACTAACCTACCTAAAGAATTACAAGAGCAATTTGCTATCGATTTAGAAAACTCAATATAATGGCAACAAAGATAAACGTAAGAAGTCCTTTTTATGTAAAAGCAAGTAATGGCGGTTTAGCTTCTGCTACAATGCGGTTATATATTTACACAGGTGTATTAACAACAGACAAGCCTTCTACTGCACAATATACCATAACGAAAAACGAAATAGACTCAAATAACTATGTGGTGTTTGAGATTAGCGAACTTGTGCGTGATTATTTAGAAGTAGAGTTTAACGGAACGCATACAAGTTATTCTGTTTGGGTAGAGTCTGATATCACTATTTATAGTGGTGTTGATGGTGGTGGTACAAGTTTAGGTACAAGCAACACAGACTATATTGCTTTGGATGGCTATGGTTATTTTACTGATAGTATTAATCCTGAGCTACAAAGAGATGCATTACAATCAAACCTTATAATCTACAAAGACGAAAACGAGGATGTAATACTGCCTGTATTTGCAGAGGACACGAATACAGTTAAATACTATCAAGATGCAACGGAAAGACATACAGTTACCATAACCGATAATGGAAACACAAACCAAAAAATACAATACATAAGTAGTAGTGTAGTTACAGGTACATTCAATAAGATTGTGGTTAATTATGGCGCAGGTGCAGGTACTGACAAAACATTTACAGTAGAGGAATTACAATGCAGTAAATACACACCAATTAAAGCTACGTTTGTAAATAAGTTTGGTGCGTTGCAAGATATGTACTTAGACCGCAAAAATACTGAGTCTATAAACACACAATCTGAAACATACAAATCAGCTAACATCAACCTGTCTACTTTGACCTATGATGTCAACGAACACCAAAAGCGAACATTTGATAAAATGGGTAATGAAACAATAGTAGCTAACACAGGGTACATAAGCGACACTCATAACGAAGTGATCAAGCAACTTATGTTAAGCGAACAAGTTTGGTTAGAAAAATTAGATGGCACAAACAGCATCTATCCTGTTAATGTTACAACTCAGTCATTACAATACAAAACAAGCGTAAACGATAAGCTCGTACAATACACGCTTAACTTTGAATACGCATTTGATAAAATAAACAACGTAAGATAGTGCAAAGCATACAGCTATATATCGAAGGTCAACGTATAGATATGTTTAAAGATGAAAGCGTATCTATCACTCAGTCTATCCAAAACGTAAAGGACATAGCTAAAGTGTTCACAGAGTTTACAAAGACGTTTACCCTGCCTGCTTCTAAAACTAACAACAAGATATTCAAGCACTATTATAACTTTGATATCACAGGGGGCTTTGATGCGAGAACAAAGAAAGACGCTACACTTGAATTAAACTACCTACCATTTAAAAAAGGTAAGATAAAGTTAGAAGGTGTAGATTTACAAAACAGAAAACCTAAGTCTTATCGCATCACATTCTTTGGTAACACTGTAACACTTAAAGACTTATTAGGCGAAGATAAGCTAAGTGCACTTACAAGTCTTAATAGCTTAAACGAAACCTTTTCATCTTCTGAAATAAAGTCAGCTTTGCAGAGAAACCCTGCATCAAACGATGTAGTAGTACCTATTATCACTCACACAAAAAGACTTTACTACGATAGTGGGGATAACACACACAACACAGGGAATCTATACTATCAAAGTGGTAATAAGCATGGTCTTGCTTGGAACGAGTTAAAATACGCACTAAGGGTACATAAGATTATAGAAGCTATTGAGGATGCTTATGGTATAACTTTTAGTACAGATTTCTTAAACACCACAAACGATGCTTACTATGATTTGTTTATGTGGTTACACAGAAAAAAAGGTATAGTATCAAGTGGCAAACAAATAGACACCTTTACTAATCAAATAGATGGTTGGACAGCAGGGGCAGGTACTACTACACCACCAACTGCTTCGCCTTTATCACAAATGACTAACACCTCAGCACTACAAGTTACAGCTACACCACCTATTTTAAATTTTACTTTAAACTTACAAAGGACAACAACCCAACCATACGATATTAATATATTTAGGAATGGTATAGAGGTTTATTCAGAAAGCAACATAACAAGCACAAATAAAATAATCTATTTAACCTCTGTTTATAGCCCTTTATCTTATTATACTGTATCTGTTGAGTATTCAGCTGCATTTACATTTACAGATATTATATGGACTACTCAAAAGCTTGCTTTCACAACAACAGTTACTACAACTCACAGTACAGGTAATTATGTTTTAACTACTGATTTTGATTTTGTTATTACAGGTCAAATACCTGAAATAAAAGTAATTGATTTTTTGACAGGATTGTTCAAGATGTTTAACCTCACAACTTTTGTAGAGGATGATGGTACGATATACGTTGATACCTTAGATAACTTTTATGCAAATAAAAAATCAATAAGCACAGCATACGATATAAGCGAGTTTGTAGATGTAAACAGTAGTCAGGTTAATGTAGCTTTGCCATATAGAGAAGTATCGTTTAGTTATGAAGATACAGATACATTTTTAGCTGCTACACACAATCAGCTGTTTAATCAAGAATGGGCAAAGACAGATTATAGCCAAACAGATGATGATGGCAATATAGTAGATGGTTCTCTTTATAGCGTAGTAGCCCCATTTGGACACCCTAAATACGAAAGACTTGTTAATTTAGATACAGAAAGCCAAACAGATATACAATGGGGTTGGTCGGTAGATGATAACCAAGAAAGCTATATAGGAAAACCATTACTATTTTATCCTGTATATACAAACCCCTCAGAAACAATTAGCTTTATAGATGTAGTCAATGCAGATGGCACTTATAACACACACTCTGCTGTATCAGGAAGCGTTAATATGCCATCTAACAGCGTTTCTTTTAGCTCAGGTACATCTACTGCCAATATCAATTTTAAGTTAGAGAAAAACGAATATACAGGCGATAGTAGTTTTACAGGTACGTTGTTTCAAAACTATTATAGCACTTATATTACAAATGTGTTCAATACAAAGAACAGAATCACAAAAGTAAAGGCATACTTACCCCTTAGAATCCTTTTAAACTTTACACTTGCTGATAGGTTCGATATCAATGGCAAAAGGTATAAGATCAACAGCATAGAAACGAACTTAGCGACAGGCGAATCAAACATAGAACTATTAAACGAATTATGATACAGAATATCTTAGAGTTACTACCCTATGTAAAAGATGGCTCGGAAAACATCCGAATAGCTAAAGGACAGAACTATCTACCTAAGAACTTAAAACAAGCATTTACCCAAGTTAAAAACGAAATAAAATGGCAGTCAAAAAAACAATCATAATTGATGCACAGACCGATGGGGCTGAAAAAAGCATTGATAATCTTAAAAAGAGTACTGATAATCTAAATGAAAGCACAGAAGATTTAACAGGTAGCTTAGATAATCTTACAGGTGGTGCTATTAGTGGGTTTAAGGGTGTTAGCCAAAGTGTTAAAAAAGCAGTTAGTGGATTTAAGAGTCTTAGGGTGGCGATTATTGCCACAGGTATAGGTGCATTAGTGTTAGGTGTTATATCTCTACAAAAGGCATTTACAGCATCAGAAGAGGGGCAAAATAGGTTTGCCAAGTTAATGACTCAGATAGGTGTTGTTACAGGTAATGTAGTAGATATCTTGGCTAACTTAGGGGAATCCATATTTGCAGCAGGTAAGGCATTATTCAAACTTGCTAAAGGCGATTTAAAAGGCGCATCCGCAGCATGGGGCGAACTCAAAGAAAATGTATCTGAGGTTGTAGATGGTGTTAAGAACTTTGGCGAATAAACAAAAAACGAAATAAAGTTAGCAGGTCAGTTAGCAGATGCAAGAGCTAAAGCAGACAAGGTAGAAAGAAGATTGCTTGTTGATAGAGCAGAAGCAGATAGAAAACGAGCAGAGCTTTTAGAGAAAGCAGTAGATAGAGAGCAGTTTTCAACAGAGCAAAGGATTGAGTTTTTAAAAGAAGCAGGTAGGATAGACCAAGAGATAACTCAACAAGAGATACAGGCATCTCAATTAAGATTAGAAGCCAAACAATTAGAGAACTCTTTAGGCAAGTCAACAAAAGAAGATTTAGACGAGGAAGCACAACTTAAAGCCAACTTAATACAATTAGAAACTGCAAGACTATCTAAGCAAAAAGAGGTTACATCTCAAACCATTGCTCTATTAAACGAACAAAGAGCAGCAGAGAAAGCGATAGCCGATGAAAAGGCGGCAGAGGAAAAAGCAGCAGCAGACGCAGAAGCTCAAAGACAAAAAGAAGCTGAGGAAAAAAGAAAGCAATTAGCGGAAGCAGCTAAACAAGATGCTCTAAAGCAAGCTGAGTTAGATAAACAACTTGCAATCCAAAAACAACAAGATATCACAAACGCACTTGGTAACATAGCAAGTATTGTAGGGCAAAATTCTAAGTTTGGTAAAGCTATTGCAATTGTACAAGCGATTAGAGATACTTATGCAGGTGCGAACAAAGCTCTTGCTCAGGGTGGTATTTTTGGGTTTATAGGGGCTGCTGCTGTTGTAGCAGGTGGACTTGCTAACGTCAAAGCCATAACGTCTGCACAAGAACCTGCTGCACCAAGTTTTGCTCAAGGTGGTGGAAGAGGTGCGCCAACTGTATCTGTGCCAACTGCAACGCCCCCTACACCCCCTGCATTTAACATAGTAGGTGCATCAGATACGAACCAATTAGCAGAAGCAATAGGTGGACAAGCGCAGCAACCTGTAAAGGCATACGTGGTATCAAACGATGTAAGCACAGCACAGGAATTAGACCGAAACATCGTAGAGGGTGCATCGATAGGATAAAATACAAAAACCAAACTAAATACGTTATATAAATATGCGAATCGTAGAACTAATCTTAGATGACCAAGAGATAACAGGGATAGAAGCGATATCTGTCGTAGAGAACCCTGCCATTGAAGAGGATTTTATTGCACTTAAAAACGAAGAGATAAAACTTGCTGAGGTATCAGGCGAGAAGCGTATCCTACTTGGTGCATTACTTATCCCAAACAAACCTATATACAGACGTAAGGGCGATGATGAGTATTATATATACTTTTCAAAAGATACAGTAGAAAAGGCATCGCAGCTATACTTACAGAATGGCAATCAAAACAAAGCCACATTAGAACATCAACACAGCATTAACGGATTAACACTTGTAGAAAGTTGGATAGTAGAGGACGAAACACACGACAAATCAAGAAAGTACGGGCTAAATGTACCTGTGGGAACTTGGATGGGGGCTGTAAAAGTCAACAACGAAGAGATATGGGAATCGTATGTGCGCACAAAAAAAATTAAAGGATTCAGTATTGAGGGGTATTTCGCTGACAAGATGGAACGCCCTAAAGAACCTATCAATGACTTTGATGAGGACGAAGCTCAGGATATGCTGAAACACATCCGTAGAATCGTTAAAAAGGATGGTAGATACAAAGATGGTAAAAAAGAGGAATTAGAATCCTACTCTGATTACCCAAGTGGTGTAAAAAACAACGCAAAGCGTGGTATTGAACTCAACGAGAAAGTAAATAACAAATGTGCTACTGATGTAGGTAAGATACGAGCGCAACAATTAGCACAGGGTAAACCTATCTCAAAAGAAACTATCAAACGTATGTACTCATATCTAAGCAGAGCAGAAGAGTACTACGATGAAAGCGACACTAAGGCGTGTGGCACTATCTCTTATCTTCTATGGGGTGGTAAAGCAGGTAAGCGATGGGCTGAAAGCAAGTTAAAAGAATTAGGCGAATTAGATTTAGCTTCTCAGGTTATTAATGACGAGATGGCGATTATAGATGATAGACTTGCGTTTGCTACAAAAGAATTAGCAATAGCAGCAGCAAAAGATATTGGTTGCGAATCTTACCACGAACACGAGTACGAGGGTAAGGTATGGTATATGCCTTGCGAACAGCACAACCTTAAAAAGCCATGCCAAGATGGATACGTCCAATATGGCATGAAAATGAAAAACGGAAAAAAAGTACCTAATTGCATACCGATAGATGGCTAAACGAATAGACTACATAAAAGTATTAAAGCCAAAGGTACGCAGAAAAGGTGTACACGCTAAAACCAAAATGAGTAGCATTAAAGGTTCAAAGCTATATAAGAAAAAATACAGAGGTCAAGGAAAATGATTAAACGACTTAAACGATTTATCACACCATCGAGAACAAGCCCTAAGGGATCAAGACGTGCGTGTTTATGTGAGGATAACACGTATTCTATAAAGTGTTGTGACGGCTCGTTAAGAGCGCAAGGTATTGGGAAGGTATAGCCCAAAATACAAATTAATTTTTAAATACGTTATACTATTATGAAAGCGACAGAAATTCTAAGTAAAATCAAAACCTATCTTGGGGAAGATACTGCTGATATTGTAGAAAATATCGAGCAATCCCAAGTAGTAGAGTTAGCACAAGCGAAACTCGAAAATGGAACTGTCCTTGAAGCAGAAGCGTTTGAATCAGGCAAAGAAGTCTTTATCCTTACAGACGATGAGAAAGTAGCCGTACCCGTTGGCGAATACCAAATGGAAGATGGTCAAATCCTTGTTGTAAGCGAAGAGGGTATCATTGGCGAAATCAAATCTGCTGAACAGGAAGAGGAAGAAGTAGAAGCATCTGAGGAAGTTGAAGAACTTGAGGAAGTGGAAGCTGAATATGCTACTAAAGAAGAGTTAGCAGAAGTGAGATCATTGGTTGAGGAAATCAAGCAGATGATTGAAAAGAAAGAGGAAATGAGCGAAGTTGAAGAGCAAGTGAAAGAGGAACTATCCGAAACACCTGCCACAGAAGCGATCACTCATAACCCTGAACCCAAACAAAAAGTAAGTCTTAAGTATGCGCAAAACAGAAAGCAAAGTACTTTCGACAAAGTAATGTCTAAAATTGTTAACAATTAAATTTATATAAAATGCCAAATCCAACTATTACAGGAAGTAGCTATGCAGGGGAATTTGCAGGAAAATATCTCGGTGCAGCCCTTCTAAGTGCTGATACACTTGACAAAGGTGCTATCACAATTTTACCAAATGTAAAGTACAAAGCTGCTATGAAAGTAGGTGCGTTCTCAAATCTTGTGCGCTCTGCTGATTGCGACTTTGACTCTACTACATCAACACTAACTCTAACTGAGAAAGTGATTACACCAACTGAGTTGCAAGTTAACTTACAAATCTGTAAGAAAGAACTTCACGCTGATTGGGAAGCTGCTCAAATGGGATTCTCTGCTTTTGACGAGCTACCCCCATTGTTCTCAGACTTCGTTATCGCTCGTGTAGCTGCTGAGGTTGCTAAAGCAACTGAAACTTCTATATGGTCAGGTAGCGCAGGGGAAGGCAACTTTGATGGTTTTGAAACTCTACTTACTGCTGATGCAGACGTAGTAGATGTTACTGCTGTTACTGTTACTACTTCAAACGTAATTGCTCAATTACAGGCGATTGTAGATGCTATCCCAAGTGGTGTATATGGTAAAGAAGATTTAACTATCTATATCTCTCAAAACATCGCTAAAGCGTATGTAGGCGCACAAGCTGCTTTGGGTTATAGAGATTTGTATCACGTAGGACAGACTGAGATGAACTTTCAGGGAATCCCATTGTTTGCCACAGGTGGTCTTGCTGATAACACAGCAGTAGCTGCTCAGAAAAGCAACCTTTTCTTTGCGACAGGTTTGCTAAATGATAGAAATGAGGTGCGCGTGATAGACACCGCTGATTTTTTAGGCGACGACAATGTTCGTGTAGTTATGCGCTATACAGCAGGTGTGCAGCATGGTATTGGTTCTGATATCGTTCTCTACTCGTAATCAATAATTCTCTAACTTAAAAGGGGTGGGTAAGCCGAGTGCCTACCTACCCTTTTTTATTAAAATAAAATTAATATGGCTTGTGCAGTATCAAACGGAAGAGCGTTACCATGTAAAAGTGGTGTAGGTGGGCTGAAAAACATTTACTTTGGACCATACACATCTACCACAGCAGCATTGACTGACAGTAGTGGTACAATCACTTTAGATGATAGCGTATCTTTCTACAAATATGAAATCAAGGGCAACTCGTCATTAGAAACTGCTATTAACTCGTCAAGAGAAAATGGCACTACTTTTTATGAGTCAACCCTTAATGTTACATTTACGTTTTTAGATGTAGCTACTCAAGAGCAGATTAAGCTCTTAGCACATGGTCGACCTCAAATCGTTGTTGAGGATTATAATGGCAACGGATTTTTAGTAGGTAAAGATCATGGTTCAGAAGTTACAGGGGGTACAGTTGTTACAGGTGCAGCTATGGGGGATTTAAGTGGATTTACGCTTACCCTTACTGCTCAGGAAACAGCACCACCTTTCTTTGTAGCATCATTACCAACTGATGACTCATCATCACCAATTAACCCAACACCATAAATTTTTTGTATATTAGCAAAGAGTTTATTTCATTAAGTTTGGTTTAATAATAATTAGGGGGTTTAAAAGCCCCCTTTTTTATTACACAAAATTTACAATCTATACGTTATATATGTAGTATGATAATCTTAACTACATCCACATCTGATCAAACTTTTAAAGTTATACCACGTAGAACCATTGTGGGGGGCTTGATTTTGACGATAAGAAACGAATCAACAAACGATGTTACTACATATACAGGGGACTTTATTTGGAGTATATATAACACAACCTATAATCTATCTTCTATTGAGTGGCAAGGGTCAGACTTATCAGGTAGTCAAGGCGAAACGTATTTAGAAATTACAAATAAGTTTGACTTAACGGAGTCTAACTATTATACATTTACAATATCAGACTCAGTAGGAGAATTGTACAAAGGTGTTATATTCTGTACAGACCAAACAGTAGATCAAGATACGAACTCTTATTATACTGTAAATGAGGGCGAATATGTATCAAGCACTACATTTGATAATGATTATATTATATTATGAAAAACGATTTAAGAATAGTTAACCTAAGCACCTACACAAGTCCTACTGTAAAAGAAGTACGGAATCAAGAGTTTGTGAGCTATGGCGAAGATAACAACTACTTTCAGTATCTCATAGACAGATACAATGGTAGCCCTACTAATAACGCTATCATAAACGGAATTAGTGAGATGATTTATGGTAAGGGGTTAGATGCTACTGATAGTAATAAGAAACCTGACCAATACGCACAGATGGTGTCTTTGTTTAATGCTGATTGTGTTCGTAAGGTAGTGTACGATTTAAAATTGATGGGTCAATGTGCTATTCAGATAATCTACTCTAAGGATAGAACTAAAATTGTAAAACTTGAGCATATCCCTGTTGAAACACTACGAGCTGAGAAGTGTAATGATAAAGGCGAAATTGAAGCGTACTTTTATCACTACGATTGGGCTAAGTACAAAAAGAGCGATGAGATAAAACGTATCCCTGCCTTTGGAACTTCAAAAGAGGGCTTAGAGATTATGTACATCAAACCTTATAGAGCAGGATTTAAGTATTATTCGCCTGTTGATTATCAAGGGGGTACACAATACGCAGAATTAGAGGAAGAGATAAGCAACTATCACTTAAACAATATAATGAATGGTTTAGCACCATCTATGCTTATCAACTTTAATAACGGAACACCTGACCCTGAGCAAAGGGAACTAATCGAAAGACGTATTTATGAGAAGTTTAGTGGTAGTAGCAATGCAGGTAAGTTTATTTTGGCTTTTAATGATAACGCAGAAACTGCTGCCGATATACAACCTATTCAACTTTCTGATGCTCACAATCAATATCAGTTTTTAAGTGATGAGAGCGCTCGTAAGATACTCGTTTCACACAGGGTAGTATCGCCTATGCTTTTAGGAATTAAAGACAATACAGGGCTTGGAAACAACGCAGACGAGCTTAAAACAGCTACTATTCTTATGGATAACACAGTTATTCGTCCGTTTCAAAGATTGTTGATTGAGAGCTTTGACCAAATCCTTGCGTATAATAACATTTCACTTAACCTTTACTTTAAAACCTTACAACCTTTAGAGTTTACCGACCTTGACAATGTTGCTGATATGGAAACACGAGAAGAGGAAACAGGGGTTAAAATGAGCAAAGAGGACTTGACTGATGAAGAGTTTGATATCATCCTTGACGAGCTAAGGGGCGAAACAATGTCAAACCGATGGGAAGCGGTTGATGTAAGAGAACACAGCGAGGATAACGAAAGTATAGAGGATTGGGCTGTAAAGCACATTGAAAGCAAAGAAGAGAAATTAGAAAAAAGATCAATAGATTCTAAAAAGAGTGGGTTTAGTTATTTAGACAAATCCCTATATAAAGTAAGATATCGATACGCTGAAAAATACAGCTCAGGCAAATCAAGACAGTTTTGTCGTATTATGATGAGCAGAAGCGGTAGAGGTGTAGTATATAGAATAGAAGATATTGACAAGGCATCAAACGCAGGTGTAAATAAGTCTTTTGGACATCAGGGCAAAGCATACGATTTGTTTAGATTCAAAGGTGGGGTTAATTGTGGGCATAGATGGGAAGAGGTCTTATACAGACTAAAATCTAAGACTATGAAAAAAGTTATCCAAAACTACGATGAAGTAGATAAGATACCTAAGTCTTATGCGCCTACTCCAAGAGGATATAAGGATGCAGCCAAAGCACCAAAAGACATGAAAGACCAAGGACACCACCCAAATTATAAAGGATAATGGCAACAGCACTATTTATTTCAAGAACGGACTTAGTTAAGAACAGTATTATCGATGGTAATGTTGATACTGACAAGTTTATACAGTTTATCAAGATTGCACAACAAATTCAGGTTCAGAACTATTTAGGTACAGACCTTTACAACAAGATTAGTGCGGATATTATTGCAGGTACGCTTACAGGCGATTATCTTAACCTTGTAAATGATTATATACAACCCATGCTTATATGGTGGGCGCAGGTTGAGTATCTACCTTATGCAGCTTATCAGATTAAAAATGGCGGTGTATTTAAGCACACCTCAGAGAATAGCGAAAGCGTAAATAAAAACGAAGTAGATTATTTAGTAGGAAAGGCACGAGATACAGCAGAGTATTACACACGTAGATTTATTGACTATATGAGTTTTAATAGCTCTACGTTCCCTGAGTACAATAGCAACTCAGACTCTGATGTATATCCTGATACAGACTCACTATTTAATGGGTGGGTATTATGAGATATAAACCAAAAGACAAAAATATAGTTAAGCTAAAAAAATACTTAACCAAAGAATTGAAACCAAATTTTAAAGACTTATTAAAAACGACATAGATGGCAAGTTTAGAAAATAAAAAAATAAAAGATACTTATCAGGGGCTGCTTAAAACCGATGACAATGCAGCTATTGATGGTGCTGTTGAAATCACAGATGGCGCAGGTAATGGCACAGGTGTTACTATCAGCAACGATGGGCAAGTTACTGCCACAGGTACTGTTTCGTTTGGGTCTTTAAAAGATACAGGCGAGGATATCACAGTTACTAAGTTTGTTGACGAAGCAGATGGGATTGGTAATAACGATAACGACACTTCTGTCCCAACAAGTGCTGCTGTTAAGGACTACGTTGATACAAATGTTACAGCTCAAGACTTAGACTTTCAAGGCGATACAGGTACAGGTGCAGTTGACTTAGATAGCCAATCTTTAGATATTGCAGGTGGTACAGGTATTGACACAAGCGCAGTAGACCAAACACTAACTGTAAACATCGATAGTACAGTAGCTACCCTTACAGGCACTCAAACGCTTACTAATAAGTCTATTGACCTCACAGATAATACTCTAAGTGGTACAACTGCTGAATTTAACACAGCTTTAAGTGATGATGACTTTGCCACGCTTGCAGGAACTGAAACACTTACTAACAAAACAGTAGACGCAGACAATAACACAGTCTCAAACTTAGAAGTAGACAACCTTAAAAGCGGTGTGTTAGACACTGACCTTACAAGCGTTTCTGCAAGTGATGACACCCTCGCATCTGCAAAGGCGATAAAAACCTATGTCGATTCCAACATTACCGCACAAGACTTAGACATTACAGACGGCACTACAACTTCTGCTGTCGACTTAGACTCGCAGACATTAACTATTCAAGGTACTACAAACGAGGTCGAAGTAAGTCTTACAGACCAAACCTTTACAGTAGGTCTACCGACTTCTATAACTACAAACGTAACAGGAAACTTGACAGGCAATGTAACGGGGAATGTAACAGGCGACGTAACAGGAAACGCAGACACAGCAAGTGCTTTAGAAACAGCTCGCACAATATCACTAAGCGGGGACGTAGCGGGTTCGGTATCTTTTGATGGTACTGCAAATGCAGACATTACAGCTACAATACAAGCTAACTCTGTCGCTTTAGGTACAGACACCACAGGAGACTATGTAGAGAATTTAGGCGTAGGTACAGGGGTTACAATAGGTAGTAACACAGGCGAAGGGTCAAGTCCTACAATTAGCGTAGACTATGGCTCAACTGCAAACACCGCAGTACAAGGTAACACTTCGTTAACTATTCAGGGTACAGCAAATGAAATTGAAGTTACAGGTGGTGGTGTTACTAGATCGGAAGAGC